GTATTAAACTCTCTAATTGAGTAAACTCCATCTTTATTTTCAAGTACAAAATTCTTTGAATTATTGTTCAAAGATACTAAAAATGGTACAAATTTCAAATTATTTCTAGAGATAATTGTAACATCATCTGGATTCTCTCCATAAACTTGTTTAAACAAATTCTTAAGCATAGGAGTAAGATCATCCTTTATCTCCTTCATTACAATTTCAGGATTGTTAGAATCTCCAACAATTTGAATTATTGTATAATTTGGAGTAGTAACTTTATTTAATATTTCATTATTAACATCATTAACGGTTGATTCTAATAAGTCTATATTTGTAATTTGTTTATTTACTCCAAACTGGTTAAACGCCTCATTAATTTTATTAATCTTTTGACGTTGTAAATCCTCTTGAATAGCTTTTTCAGGATTAACTTGAATTTTGTCATAATCTATAATAAAATCGTTTCCTATTAAGTTAGAAGCATTCGTAGAATATAGTTTATTTGCAGTATCTACTTCATAGTAGAATTGAGATCCTGGAACTACTTTAACTGCATCATCAAATACGTAAATTCCTTGCTTAAAGTTTGGATTATTTTCAATATGTTCTTGAAGTTTTTCAGTTTTTCCAACAAAATCCGCAAAGATATTATATATCATAAATGATGGATCATTAAATTCAAATTTACCAACTCTACTAATGTAACCTGTTTGCATTAACATTTGGTTAGAATCAAAAGATCCAAACTCGGTATTTAGTAAAGAATCAAAATCAGAATAAGTTTTCCCATTAACAACATATTGTCCATTCTCCATAGTTACTATTCTTTCAGTAACGTTTCCTCTAACAGCTTGAGTTACTTTATCTTCATAAGTAACTCTAATAGCATTAGTATATCCTGATTGTGTATTTAATAATGCTCCTAATCTAAATAATATAGTATTTTTATAAGGAGAAAAATACGCAAGTGAAATTAATTGTCCAGCTCTTTCTCTGTTAAGATTATTTCGAACTTTAACATTTTTGTCTCCTGCCTTTCTTTGTGCATTAAATAAATTAACATTATTAATTGCAGTATGAATTATATTATCTAAAGAAGCAACACTATTTATTCCTACTAATCGAATTCTAGGATCATTTTGGACTGTATTTAAAATAGTTCCGTCTTCTGCTACTTGTGCTTTTAAGTGGGCTTCAAATTCCTTTTGGCTAACTAATGGATCAGCAGAGAACAACATAAATGTATTTCCTCTATTCTGATACATAAATGCATAGTTTCTTGAATCTGCTTCAAATGTATTTCCTACTCACTTAATGTGATCTTGCCAATCTGACTTACGTACTACTAAAGATACTAATTTTCCGTAAGAAGAGAATAAACCTCCTTTATTTAAGGCACTTGTATTAAAGTTAGATACATCAACAGTTGTTAATTCTCTTTCTCTTGTAAACTTAGCATAACTTCCAATTGTAAAATCTCCTGTATATGTTCCAAATCTTGGAGTTGTAAATAATAATGGAATTTGTGCAGTTTTATCTTTTATCTGAATTTTTGCTACTAATAATCCTCTTCGCCCATTATCATATGGAACGACTTCAAACGTAGGTTTAGTTTTTAGTGCAGTTTCTAGTTCACTAAAAGCACGACCCATAGCTCTATCTTTATTTAAAGCTTGTCCTAACCGTATAATTTCTCTTGGATTTTTATAATATCCATATTTAAAATAAGCAGCGATTAAATTTAAAGCCCTAATATATTTAGGAGCTGCAAGTTTACCTTTTATTCCCAATATGTTAAATAAAGAAGATTCTTCACTTTGATCATAATTTCATAAATTATTTAAATAGAAATCTGCAATATCATTTCATTTAGAAATATTTAAAGGATCATCTGTTATTCCCATATTCTGAGGAACTTCTTCAAGTATATCTACAGGAGGAGTAACAGATTGTTCAACATTGGGGGCGTGTACTGGGTTTTGATCTGTAACAGGAGGTTGTTCTCCAGTATTACTATCAAATGTTTGTTCACTTTGTGTTTCAGATATAGTATCTTTAGTTTCTGATTCTACAGAAGCTTGTCTAACTGATTCTTTAGGAGATTCACTAACTACTTCTGCTTCTGGTGTAGGCTCTACTCTTGGCTTAATATTTTGTTCTGAAGTTGGCAGAACAGGCTCAGCTACAGTTGGATTTGGATTTACTTCCTCATAATCAATAGATTCGGGACTATTCTCTAATAACTTAGTTCTTCAATCTTTGAAATCACTAATTTGTTCAGGAGATACTTCAATACTTCCTGCACTTGTCATATCATTAATTGTGTTTAACTTTAAGTCTAGACTAATTCCATTATCTACAATAATTGTACCTTTTGTAGAACGTTGAGTTAGTGTATATAAATCCTTAAGAGTTAAATAATGTTTTCCACTTGTATCTTTCCAACTCTTGTCTATGATTGCAAATTCAAATTCATCACCTTGAACACTATCTAATCCTACTACCTTAACATTATTAATAGCTGTATATTTAGCAGGATTATCAGTTATAATTGCAATATCATTAGATAACTTAGATAACTTTTCTACTATTTTAGGTACTTCATCTGAACTATTAATAAATTTCTCTCCACCAAATGTTTCAGTAGTTTCAAAATATTTAAGTTTAATACTATTTTCAGATAATATCTGTTTCGTTAATAAATCGATCTCACTTTCAAGCATACTTGGATTATCATAGTATTTATCTCAAGTTTGATCTAATATACTATTTAAAATAGTATAGTTGTCATATTTTGCAATATTATTTGGACGTAGAGGAGCAGTTAAGTTTGGAGTACGTGTAAAATAAGTATCCTCAATTCCTAAATTTCTTCTTGCATTTTCATAGAAAATATAAGCTGAATTTTGTTTATAATCTCCTAATCCAACAATTAAGATATTATTTTTATTTGCCCATCTTGTAATTAATTCAAGATCAATTTTAGAAAACTGACTAATTTCATCAATAAATATGATTCTATTCTCAGTTTCTGCAAACATTGTAGCTGGATTTAATTTTAAATCCTTAAGAGTATATGTAGGTATTTCATCACTTCCAATAACTTTATTAATATCTGATTCAGAAATTTGTTTTCCTAGAATCTGTTCAATTAATTCTGCTTTTGTATATGATAAACCGTCATGCTCAATTGCTGCAGATAATCGATCTGTTTGTTTTCTTGTTGGAGCTACAGTTACAATTTTATATGCAGGCATCATTTTACGTAGTACATAAGCGACACCTTGTGTTTTACCTGTACCTGCTCCTCCAAATGTTGCAATAAAGTTTAATAACTGACTTTTATTCTGTATATAGCTATCATCTGATGTAGCTTTTGCTTTTGCAGATAAATATTTAACAAATTCATTAAATAAATCTTTTCTTTCAGATGTTGCATGTATTAATCTAATTGCATATTCCTGAGAAAAAATTGGAGCTTTATTAAATGATTCATCAGTAATAACAGTTTTTAAGTTGTTATAGAAATTTGCAGAAGGATATGCAATTAAAGACAATAAATAAACTGCCTGATCGTAATCAGTAATTGCTTCAGTATCTCTAGCAAGCTTAGTAGGTCTTGCTGTAATTAAAGAAGTTGGTTCGAATAGTGAAGTGATGCGGTCAACTATTTCGCTATTAGATAATTTTTGATCATCTATAAGTTGATAGATTTTGGTTTCTAATCTAATAGAAGCCTCTTCAAATTCTTTAAAATTACTCTCCTTAATTTCTCCTGATGGAAAATCTGATTCAGCAATTAATTGGTTAAGATCTAAGTTAAATAATGATGCAAACTTATCTTTGATTACAGAATTTTCATTATTAAGTAACAGATTTGTAAATCTCTGTCTCATATTAATAGCAATATCTTTCTGTTCTCTAATTTTTTGTGCATTATTATTTTCTGCAATATTTATTAATGTATCAAGTCTAACCTTAATTGCTTTAAGATCTGAAGACATATTAACGGCAGTTTCTGTATCAATTTCTGCAAGTAGATCTTTAGCTAATTTCTTCTTAAATTTATTAATTTGAGTATTATATCCTCCATCTATAGAAGCAATAACAAGAGAATTTAAAATATCAATAAACCTACTAGTTTCTTTAAGTCTAGTTAAAGCATCCTTATTATTAATAATATAATCTTCTAACGAATCACTATTAAGATAACTATTATACTCTTTTACAATAAGATTAACAATATTTTGGCTAATTCCATTAGTAGATACTGCAAATTTTTCTAATAACTCATATGCAGGAGATACTTTAATTTCAGATTTAAGATCTGCAACATCATTAATAAAATCAATAAACGTTCTTCCAGATATTCTTGGAATAATTCCAGCTAATATTTCATCTGCACTTTGTCCTAAAAAGTCTGATAAATTTACTAATCCATCACTTTGTAAAAGATTTTGATATGCAGTTTTAATCTGATTTATATCTCCTTTTGATACAATATCTTGAAAAACAGCTAAGTCATTTGCAATTCCAAGAGTCATTGACTCATATCCTACACTATCACCTTCTGTTCTTTCTATATATGTATTAATAGCTTTTTCTCAATTAGCTGCAGCAATTCCTTCAGTAAATCCATTTACATAAAAATAACTCTTCATTAATGCAACAAGGTCTACATCTGTTACATCAGTATATAAAGAATTGGTCTTTAAATAGTTTAAGAAGTCAATATAGCTATTTGCATATGTATTTAAGGCAGCTTCATTATCAGCTATAAATGTATCTGGTCTAGCTAATACTTTTCTACCTTCTTCACTCAGCTCCTGAGTTAATCCAAATTCATGTCTTTTAACTAAGAAATCTTTGTAGTTTTCAGTTAATTGTAATTTAGTTTGAAGTTCAGATACTTCTTCATTAATTTCAACTCCTTCGGGAAGTTTAGAAATAGCTTCATCTATTTGTGCCTTTAGATTAGCAATTTCTTTATCAATGTTTTTAATACGATTAGTTTGAATAGTTTCACCTGGAGCATAAGCTTTACTTAAGTCTACAGTTTTTTGAGATACAGCTACTAAATCTTGTGCAATAGATTCATTTAGACTATTAAATAAATCATACGCAGCAAACACCTTTGTTTTCTCAGTTGATTTAGAATATTTTTCATATTCTTCTTTAATCACAACTTTTTCATCAGATGTTAATTGATCGAAGTCTTTCTGATATCGAACTTTGGTAAAATTATGAATACCTAAGTCATCAACAAAAGCAGTTGCTAATGCAGGAGTAGCTGCAAATCTTGCTTGCCCAAAATAATAGTCATTAAGTTCTCCAGAGACTATTTTATCACGTCTTGCTCTTAAATCATCAAGTTTTGCTTTTAGTCTTTGAAATTCTACATCATTTTGAGCTGCTGCTATTTTGTTATCAACATCTTTAGGAGTTTTAGACTCAAGTTCAGTAGGAGTAATCTTAGATTCTAAAGCTACTTTAGTTTTTAAAATATCCTCTGTAAGATCATTCCAATCAGAGAATATTTTACTATAAACTCCAGTTTCAATTAACTGATTTTTAAGGCTTTCTCTCTGAATATTCTTAGCTAAATTTTCAGTTACATTAATACCAGTCATAGCTGATAATGCTTGTAACTCTTCATCAGAAATGTTTAATCCCTCTTCATTGATAATACTATCAATTCTATCAATGTAACTATTAATTTGGTTGTAAATAACATCGTTCTGAGATTCTCCTTCTTTTGCAGATTCGTAATTAATTTTATATCCATCAGGTTCTTTAACAAGTTCAAATGATTTACCTGAAAGATTTCTACTTCCAAGAGCTCCTTTATCACGTAATCTTGTTAATTCTCTTTTTAAATCAGAAGTTTTACCATTTCTTACTAAGTATATAATTTCTTGTAAAGAATCATTAGGTTTTTGAATTGCTTCATCATTTATAGAGTTAATTCTTGAATCTCATTTTTCATGGAAACTAAATACAGCACCACCAATAGCACCTCCCATAAATGCAGAAGTATAACGCGCAAACGCTTCTTCTGTGCTTATACCAAAATCAAGTTGTCTATCCTTATCTACAATACCCATTGTGTTTAACGCTGAGTAAAGTGCTTTTACCATGTCAGATGAAACTTCTTCTGCTACTTCTTCAACTCCTTCATTAACACTGTCATATAAAATATTTCCAGGTTTCATTTTAGAGATTCGTTGCTGAATTTGGTTTTTAGTTTTCATAACCCAATTTGCAGCAGCTTTAGGAGAAACAATTCCTTTGTTAATGTTTTCATTAGTTACTTTTTCAGCAACATCTTTAATAACTCCTTTTACAGATGTACGGTCGAGATATGTATCTTTAAACCAAAAATCTTTAAAGTAGTTATTATTCATTAATGTAAACATTGCTCCCATTACAGATAACATTCCTAATCCTGCAACTCTATCAGATGCTCCAGCTTGCTTAAATGCATCATAAGCATCTGTAGAAGAGGTTCCTGCCATATAAGCTAAAGATAAGGCTCTACCTCATTTAATTGTATTCTCACTAACATTTTCTTTACCTACTATCCACTTTGGTATTTGTCCAATTACTCTTTGTTGAAATAATTGTCTTGAACTATCTTCAACTAATTTTCCAATGCTTTCTACATTTCAGAAACTATTTCTTCCATAATCAGAAACACTTCCATCAAACCTAGAAAGCCAAGCTTGAATATCAGTAGCAGTTTGTGCTGATTTAGAATTAGTTAAATCTCCCTTAGCAATACCTTCGATACTTCTAAATAATACTGGGAATAATTTTCCTATTTCAATAGCAGCTGTCATGCCACCATATACTTGTCCAACATATGGAATAAGCATTGGTCCTACTTTAAACAAGACCTTTGCTAAAGTGCCTCCAACACTTTTATCTAATCCATCTGAATCAAAGAAATCATATTTATTCCATTTACTTCCATCAACAGTTAATGTATCAGATATATGTAGAATATCTTTTCCTGTAAGCGGTCTATTTCCTAATGTTTCATAAAATGGATCTCCTTCACTATTAAATTTTAGATCTCCTGCTTTATGTGAAACAGTTCTTCCATTTACTTCATGAGTTCCATCTTCATCTCATTGAGCTAATACAAGTGTAGGACGAGCTATAGCACCTAACCCACCTCATTCATTAGGTGTTCAATCCTCAAACTTACCAGTATCATAATTAAATATCTTATTTGTTTGTGCTACTTCACGTATCGACATAGTTGGATCAGAAGTTTCATATAGATTAACTATACCTCGACTTCTTCTTTCAGGATTAGAGAATTTAACTAATCTTGAACTAACATCCAGTACATCGCCGCCGAGAGGTGCAAAATAATCTGCAGGATCATATGTAAATGAATCCATAGCAGTACTTGCTAAATTAGCTTCATCTGCACGATTATATAAGTCTAAAACGTCTTTATAATATGTATCGAATTTTTGATTATCAAATTCTCCTCTATCGTTTTTAAACGCCTCTTGTATTTCTGGTATACCTTTATAATATTCTCTATCTTTAACATTAGAGTTATCAGGAGTTATTCCTAAATTAACTAACTCTTGAACACTTTTGTCTGGCTGAAAAAATAATGCCGCCAGCCAATCATTTTTCTTCTGATCCATCATACTTTAAAAATTAGCTTTTATGCTTTGTTGTTGTTTTTTCAGATTTGCCTGATTATATATATCTCTATATTCACTAGCACTTCCAATTTCATGATTAGATGCAACAGTTGCAAGTTTAGAATCATGCATAGGCATAAATATCATTCCTTTATACATTGAATTTTTATTGCCATGAAATATTTTTCCAAAGAAGCCTGGCTTAAAGTTATCAACCTTTTTGTCTGATTTCTTTACTACATCTCCTCCATAATTTACATAAGTTGAATAGATATCAAATATTCTATCTTTATCTGGTCCATCAACATGTCATAACCAAGGAGAATTACTATCAAAGTCAATAGCTTTATCACTAGCATAACCTGATAATCCAAAAAATACCATCATATCTTCAGGTCTGAATTTTCATCTATTAGTTTCAGTATCAAACTCTAAGTCTAGATCATATTCATGTAATTTTTCTATCATTCTTTGTCTAGATACATTAGGATTATCTTCAATTCATTCCTCAAATTTTGTATATCGATCATATGCATCTAAGTCAGGCTTATAAACTCCCATTTGTTCTGCATCTCGATCTTTTGGAAGTCACATTCTACTAAGTGAACTAGAGCCATCTCACACAAGTCTATTTAAATCAATATCTGATATTCTTTGATCTCCAAAGAAAATAGAATTTTTATCAACAATATTACCTATTTCAGCCTTATCCAATACATTTTTTAATGTATTTTGAGTTACTTGTGTGCCATTCTTATCTTGTAATGGATAATCCCTAGTTACAATTTCTAACCCTCCTTTGGCATCAGATGTTGATAAAACTGCAATTTTAGGATCTACAACTCTACCTGCAGCAATAGTTTCTAGAGAGCTTCTATTAACATCTTTATCAGTTCCTCCAGAACTTCCACTGCCTGCTTTAGATGCAGTTGAATCATAATCTAAAGCTTGTGTATTTTCTACACTATGATTTGTATGTTCAACTACAGCAATTTGTAGTAATCGTTTTACATCTTCAGGATTACTTGGATTAAAACCTTCAGCAGCTGCTTGAGCTCTTAAAACGTTTTTCATATTTTGTGGAAGAGTCTTATATAAATAATTAACAGCTAAATCAAGACTTTCTTTATCATGATATCCCTGATTAGATGTACTATTTGATTCTGTAACTTTATATATTCCATCTGGTCCATTAAATCCTAATAATTGTTCAAATCCTTTTTCAATTTTATTCTGATATTTAGAAGTATATCTATCAAACTGATTTGAGGATTTATTAGTTCCAAACGCTCCAATAGTAGCTTTTACATAATCTACTATAGATTTCATTCCAACTGTATTAGATAAATCTGTAAGGATACTATTATTATATGCTAGTTCTGGACGTTCTTCTCGAAGATGAATTAATTGAGAATTAGTTAATGCTTGATATTTTTGTGGATTTTTATAATAAGTATCTGCAGATATAGTCTTAATACTGCCGTCTTTATTATACACATATAAGCTACCTTCATTACTAATTGCAACTTCAGACCCAGATCCTTCTTTAATAATTTGTTCTGATGCAGTTTCATGTAATTCATTATTATGTTTAATTCTATTAGCTAAAGATTGTAATCTAATTAAATCAGACATATCATATTGATTACTCTGTCCAGATACAAATAATTCACCTAAGTTTTGAGATTTTCTTAAAAAACTATTAGCTCTATCTAAGAAGTAATCTACATCATTAGGTAACCCATTCTCTTTAAGAACATTAATAATTTCTTTTTGAATAAGTTGTTCTTCTTTATTTTCACTTGTTTTAGAGGTCTGAGTAGCAACTTGTGTAGGCTCTGCAGCATCTCTAAAAAAGGGGGTATAACTAATACCCCCGTTTTGATATCTCTTTATCTTCATATTTATGACATCATTTTTAGAAATAACTTAATAATGTTATTATTTAGTTCTCCAACAGCCTTATTGATAGCTTTTTGCTGGTCTAGATATTGTTGCTCATCTGTTTTACGTAAATATCTACCGCCAGATTTATAACTATAAGGTATAAATCTTTGAATAGGAATTTGCTCAGGATTAGTATAATTAATTAAATATGGTTTTGTATCTAATTTGTTTCCTCCAAGCCAAAATCTTCTTTGAGATTGCTGATAAGGATTAACTAAAGCCTCAATTCCATATTTACTTCTATTAGTAGCAATATCTCCAGAATATTTGTAATTTAAATAATCATCGATTTTCCAACCACTATATTCTGGATTTTTACCCTCATTCTGTTGCCAATTATAGAACTCATTAATTTTACTATTTCTAAAATTAGTCAACCAATTACTGAAATCTCCAGCAGCCTTTTGTTGTGCTAATTGAGCTTGTAAAGCTTGTTTTTCATTTAGATCCTTGGCATAGTCTCCTCTTAACTGATAAATAAGATTCTTAACATTTTGAGTTTGTTGCGTAATCTTATTAGCATCAGCCATATCTAACTGAGCTAAACCTTGTGCTCAACGGTTTCTATTCTCATTAGTTATCTGAGTTCTAATATTAGCGTATTGTTGTTTTTGAGCAAGTAACTTATCATTATATTGATCTATCATTTGAGAAAATTTAGCATCTCTTTCTCCTTCTAATTGATCAACATTCATATCTCTCATAAGTCTTTCTGCTAATACTTTATTTGGATCACTAGTCGATGTCTTATATTGACGCATACTTTTAATGCGATCATTATACATTCTATGCAACCCATTATCACTAAATCTAGAGTAAAACTCAGTAGGCATTTGTTGTTGAGAACCTATCATTCCTTTACGAATGGCATCTTTCATTTTTTGGGTAGTACGATTGATACCTATTGTAGAAGTAATAAAGTCTCCTATTCCCATTACCATATCAGGATTAATATTAAATCCTTTTCCTTTGCCATGTCCAAAAGCTGTATAATCAGAGTTATCTGTATTATATGAGGATCTGTTTAAATTAGACAAAGTTCTACTAGTAGAATCATTAAGTAATTCTTCTTTTGAATCTAACCTTCCTTTAAACCCAAGATTATTATTAATTTGAGCCATTTTAGCATCATTTAAAATTGAATTATACTGATTCCTCACTACAGTATTTTGAGGTGATTGAACAGCTTTATTTAAGCTTGTAGAAGCACGTTTAATAGGAGTTCCAACAACAGCAACTGGATCTACTTGTACATTAATCGGATTATTATTTTTATCTAGCATATAATCAGCTACACTAGTTCAATTTTGATCTATTGGAGTACTAAATGTAGGATACTTAGTACCAGGTTGTGCTTTTATAATTTTACCGCCTTTTTTATAAAATACTGGATTATTCTCTGGTTTATAATACCAGAGATGTTGTGGTTGATTACTAAATATTCCTAAGTTAGGAGCTAAGTTAGAATAGATTGGCATTGTAATAGGTCTCCGTTTTAGAGCTGTAACAGATGTAAACATTTCAGGTCCTCCGAAAAATCTTTGAACTTGAGAAGTTTGTTTATCTGCATAGTTCTTAAAATAAGGATTGCTTCTATTAGTTTTTGCATCTCTAGTAGCAGCAGTCTTATTCCAATTTCACCAACCCATATCATCTGGATTCCTATAAGTACTAGGAAGTTCATCATATTTAAATTGTCCTGTATTAAGTCCTTTACTCATTGAAGACTTCCAAGGTTTTTTCCAATTGAAATTTACATTAGAGGAACGTTTAATACCATATTCAGAAAGTAAGTCAGTAATATTATCTGTTTTAGCTTTACCTAACTTTCCAATAATTATTTCTTCTAACTTTTCAGTTTTTTGATTTTTTGGAAGTGAATTGACCGACTCAATCTCAGAACGACCTAATTTAATAGTAGGAAGATTTTTATTATTAGTTGGTTTTAAGGTAACCATATCAGAGTTTCCTCCTTTTAATTTTGCACTTCCTGTGTTACGTTTTAAATTAGCAAAACCTCTAACTCCATTTAATACAGTACGAACATCTTTAATAGTTCATTTACCATCTTGAATATTTTCTCATGCAGTTGCTAATCCAGATGCAGCACTTCCAAAACTAACTCCTCTAGTTGCTCACTTAACAGCATTTGCGACAGCCTTAGATTTCTTTAAAGCTTTAGCTATTTTTGCTGCCTTAGCTCCTGAGCCAATCCCAGGAAGTAAAGTAGCTGCATCTAATCCTAGATTAAGTGCTAAATTACTAACATCGCCTCAATCTAATCCATCTCTAGCAATATCTGCTCCAAAACCAGTTAATGAACCTACTGCACCAACTCCAGCTCCAGCAACATTGCCAAATCCTGGTACAAAAGTAGCACCTAAAGAAGCAGCATCTGCAACTAAAGCTGCAATTTCAGCTTTGTCAGCAGCAGTTAATTGTGTACCATCTCCAATAGTTTTTTCTTCTCCAGCAGCGCGAAGTTTTTTATCTGATTGTTGAATTGCTTGTTTACTAGCTTTTGCACTATTAACTCTATTTGCAGCAACTCCTCCAATTTGATATTTAATAACTCCTCCGTTTTTATTACTTGGAACTCTATAAGCTAAACCTAATTGTTCTAAGCCTTCAGGAGTAGTAATACTTCTTAGAGCAGAATTACCTCCTGTTCCTGAATATTGCTGTTGATACTTACCAAGCGTTTGAGTTTTAATTAAATCCTGAAATAATTGATATAAATCAGGATATTTTTGTCCAATAATTGGATTAAACTTAGCATGACGAGTACTAATTGTAGCTATATATGGATTTCTAATAATATCACTAATATATCCCTTAACTTCTGGATCTCTTAAGATTTCAGGATGTTGCTCAATATATTGTCCTAAACGAGAATCAATATTCCAATAATAATTTCTCATACTATCTTCAGATCCAGGTAAACGACTATTTAATGTATAGTTATCATTTCCTGGGCTTTCGTCATGAAAATAGTATAATTGAGTTTGAGGATTATAATACAATGTAGCTCTTGTTTGAGGATTTGAAGCATCTCCAGTACTTGCTACTTCTTTATATCCTCCAGTATTTCCTATAGTATAGTAACTATTAAAAGCAGTTGTAGGATTATTTTCATAGTAAGAATTAACTATATTTGGATCTAATTGCTCTTGTAAAGTATTATTATAATTAATTCTTTGTTTAGTTAAAGGATCAATATATACTCTTTCTGCTAAAGTTCTTAAAGGGTGTCCATAGGGATCAAACTGAGAAGAATCTTCAGGATTGTAATTAGGAAAATAATCATAAACTAAAGGATCACCTGCTTGTCTAACATAGTTACCAGTTAGATCTGCAGCATATCGATTTGGTTGAAAATACGGGGACCACATTGGATTACCTTCTGAATCAACAGAAGTACTAAACCATGGAGATCTAGAACGATTTTCATCCCAATATTGTTTAATAATTGAAGAATTACCAGCAGTTCTCTTATTATCTGCTACAAAATCTAAATACTTTTGAATTTTAGATAAACTATCTTGGTCATCACCCCTATATACTTTTCCATTAATAACAAATAAACCAGAGTCATCTGGAATATAATCCGCATAACTTCCATATTTTCTTTTAAATTCATTATTAAGTCATGCATCTCCAGTTCCAATATATGATAATAATTCTGGATTATTTATAGTTACATTCCCATTTGAATCAACGTTAAATAGGTTATAGTACTTATCATAATCTCATCCTGCTTTACTTCAGTTTTCTTTTGTTTTCTTAAGTTCTTCTTGTGCAGGATCTACTTCTTTTTGAGCTTGAACAGGTTTACTTCCTCCTAAAAAGATACCAATATCATCTAATGCCATAGCATCTTCATCCGTCCAATTTCCTTGTTCAAGCCTAGATATAATATCTTCTATGCCTTGCTCACCATATTTATTGTAAAAGTCTATATAAGCTTGCTTATCTAAATCATTATAGCCTTTAAATTGATCATTATCCCCATAACCTGCAATATCTTTTAGACTACGAAGTCTTCTAGTTGCTTTTAGATTATTAGCTCCATTTATATAAACTCTATTTCCATTTACTAATTCAAAATCTCCAGTATCTTTATTACGCTTATATTCCATAGTAATATCACTAGACCAATCTCTAATATTAATTGGATCTAATGCTTCTACTGGCTTTTTATATTGAAAATCCTTTAAAGCATGAACTGCATTTCTTGCAGTATTTTCTTTTCCCCTTCATAGATTTCCAAAACTTCTGCCAAGTCTACTTCGACGTTTACCTAAACGTTCTGCTTGATTATTAGTAACATCAAACTGTACTCCTTCTAATCTATCGGCACTAGAATCATATGATAAATTAGCACCTGATCTTAGAGCATCAGTTATTTTACTAAATTGATATGCAGTATCTTGATCTAATGTTTTTCCATAAGAAGACATCTGATTTAGAAAATCATCATCAACCTGATATTGATTACCATCTATAGTAAAAGTGCCGTATTTTTGAGTAGGAGTAGAACCGCCTTGTTGATATTTAATTACTTGTGCCATTTTATCACACTTACTTTATATATAAAAAGGGAGATTGATCATGTCAAATCTCCCTTTTATCTAATGATCATTAAATTACTTTTTGCCGAAAAACTTATTTTTCATTTCTCCGCCATTTTCTTTTTTAGCGCATTTCTTACGACCTACTATTTTTCCACCCTTTTTGAAAACTGGTTCTCCTTCAGGAGCTTGACCTACAGGACCCTGCGGGCCTTCACTCATAGCTTGCTGTAAAAGTGCTAAAAAGCCTTCACATACTTGCATTGCTGCCTGGCAATCTTGTGCCTGTAATGCTTGAGCTGCCATCTCTGCTAACATTTGTAGTGGATCTTGTCCACCTTGTGGACCAGCAGGTGCTACAGGAGCAGGAGCGGGACCGCCTTCTTGATACTTTTTAACTTTCATAATTTAAATTATTTTAATTTTTATAGATATCTCATAACTCTATGATTGTCATATATTCATTTAATGCCCAAAGATAACACTTTAGTTCTTAATATCCAAATAAAATTACTAAAATTTTCATTTACACTAAATTTTTATGAAAACACTTGCTACATTAGCAATATTATATTATCTTTGTTCCACAACCCAAGAGTATAAAATGAGTCTATTTCATTCTCTTTGGAGATGCTAGATTAAACATGAGGCAATATAGGGTTATAAAAGATAGTTAGTATCTTTTAAGGAGAGTAAGAAATTACTCTCCTTTTCTTTATCTATTTAGGAGATTCGATAAACTCACTTGGACGATTATCCTGTTCATTTATATATTTAAAGATCTTTTTTCCAAGTTTAGCATAATCAGAATCAGCTTTACTTTTATTAGCCTTTTTTGCTAACTTTATTAGAGTTCTAGAATTTTTTCTTGAGAAAATACGTTCACCACCAACCAAATCCATTTGAGGTTTTCCATCAGATCCAAGAATATACATTTTATCAATTTCTTCTTCATCTATATCCTCTTCAAAGTCTAATTCGTCTCCAATCTGAATTCCAGAATTAGCATTAACTTCTAATACATATTTAGTTCTTCCTTCTTCATCTTCAGGAGTAGAAATAATTGGTTCAGAACTATGAGCTTTACCTAATACTACATTATAAACTTCATCATCTTGATTTATAAATACTAAATCAATATCGAATTTCATTTCCTCTGTATTAAATACTACTTGACCTTGATCTTCAGGCATTATAAATAACATACCCTCGTCATCATCCATAGATTCTACATTACCTAAACCTTGAATTCTTTCTTCTTCCGTTTCTGCTATTAGAACTTTATATTCTTTATCTGCTATTTCTATTTTTACCTCTTTCATTATTTCACACTTTTAATTAGTCCACTTCTATCATCTGTATTCTTTAATAGTTCATGACAAACTAATTTTCCAGCTTCAATTGCAATTTTGTTGGATGAATCTTCTTGATATGCTTTATATAAAGCCTCAAGTTTATCAGTAAATTCTTTTCTAAGTGTCCATTCTTCCTTTTCAATTTCTGCTGTCTGAACAATTCCTCCTTCAGATTGTGCTACTACAGGAATTCCTTTTTTAGTAATTTGATCTTTTAATTCTGGATTTACATTTTCTAAATGATGTTTATGTGCATGTAAGTTTCCTTCAGGAATTAAATTCATTTTTCCACCAAGTTGATATTTTTGTGGTTCTTGTGTTTCTGTAGATTTGGTTGATCAGGAACTAATAAGCTTTCTTGCTTCATCTAATTCTGGAAATTTCATTCCGTGTTTAGCTAATGAGTATAATTGTTGACCTCCTGAAAATCTTAATTGATTTTGAGTATTAAGAGACATTGCAGCATCACTATCAAGTCTTTTTTTGTTAAAGTCAGTTATATCTGCCTTCTTATTATACATAGATCAAGCATTAGCTATTTGTTTTTCTTTCTTTCTTTTTCCAAATAATATACCTTTTCCACCTAAATCAGATGCAGCCTGTTCTTTATTAAAAGAATAATCAGACGCCACACTACTTCTATCAAAATTGTGTTTAGTTAACTTACTACTAAATAAACTTGCAGCGTTTCCAATAACAGGAATACTACTAATAACTTTATCTCCTGTAGATACTCCATCAAGCTTTTTACCTGCCATGCCTGCTATGCCTCCTAATAAATCATCAGCAGCACCTACCACCATTCCTATTGGCCCTAATTTATCAGTAACTGATCTAATTCCAGATTTAATTGCAGCAGCTTGTTCTCCTCCATTTGGTCCTCCAATATTTCCAATAGCTCCTAATACTTGAGAAGCTATATTCATACCTGTAGAACCCATAAAGTTTCCAAAACCACTTGTTGGTTTTGTTAAGTTTAATGACGATGCTGAGCTTTTAAACTTTGGCATATCCTGTTGGATTGTAGTTGAAGATTTTTTCATGAAACTAGATTGAGGCATGCTAGGCATAAGATTTTTATTTACCTTACTAAGCATATCTACATCCATAATTCCTGCTACTTCTCCTCCAGTAATTAACTTATTTATTTTTCTATATTTATACATATCCTTGAGTCATTATTGTATGTAAAGCAGAGATGGTAGCTAATTGAGTTCCATTATATCTAACTCTAATAATCGCATATTTATCTCTTACTCTTGTAGATTTAAGAGTCTCATTTTCATAATATATTGGCTGAATAACTGTATACCACATATCATGATTATAATATATATTTCCTAACCTTCTGCCATACTCTTTAATATTTAAACAATCCTGATGTACTAATAACGAATATTCATTACGCATATTATCTCATGTAACAGTTGTATAATATTCCTTTTTTGTATTTTTATCATCGTCTTTATCTAATAAAATCTTAGGAAAAATATTTGTAATACTCTCTCCCTTTTTAATTGAAGAATAAATATTTTCTTTATCAAAATCGTATACATCTCCAACAATTTCTATTTCGAGAGATTCTGGTTCTACATTATTAGAAACAATAACTAAATTATCAAATATTTTATGTAGTCCAGCTGGAGTATTAACAACAAATTCAAATTCGAATGGTTCTTGTTTATCATACCATTTAGTTGGGAATATTCTTCTCTTTGAATCTGGATTATTATAATCTACTTCATCAATATTTCCAGCTCTACCGTGTAAATATATATTGTTTAATAAAGCTTTTCTTCATTTATTTTTTTCCTCTGCGGATTTTAATTGATTTTCAGGAATAAGTAAACCTATATCATAAGATCTAGTTGCAGCAAATACTAAATAATCATTATTACTTACTTTAGAACTATTATAT